CCCGCATCGCGTTTAAGACTGCTTCGTCCCCCTCCTCCCTGTTACGCCAGTAATCGCCAGCGTATACACCGCCAAGACAGGCACTGGTCGCAATGATTCCTTCGTTATACTTCTCCAAAAGGGCATAGTCGATTCGTGGGAAACGATAAAAATTTCCCGCGACAAAACTGTCTGATACAAGCTTGAAGAGGTTCGATAGCCCCGTCTGATTTTGAGCAATGAGGACAAGATGTCGTCGTCTGAAATTATCCTTCCAATTCTCTCTTTCCTTCTCGCTCTCGTCGATGGCCATCGCATTGGCTTTCTTCTCCTTCTTCCTCTTCTCCTTGTTTTCCTCGTAGGCTTCTCGCCATTCTTCAATGGAGGGAATAAAGTAGGCTTCAACACCATAGACATTCTTGAACTCTTTGCCGTCAGCCTTCATCTTCTTCAAGTGAAGGATCTGATTGGGCAAATGGTTCATGTTGCCGTGATTTGTGATTGCATGTGCCGTCAGGCCGTTTTGATAGGCAAAGTCCATGTGCTCTGGGGCATAGCCCAAAGCATCAAAGGGTGAGCCTGCGACATCGTGTGCGTGTAGATTTACGAATGGGATCGTCGGTTGGTTTCGTTCAAACAAGAGGCCTCGCGCTGTTTGTGAGTTCTTTTCGCAATTTGCGACATTCAATTTCAGTCTCAACCAATTCTCTTTCCAATTCCAGCACAGTCATTTCTAAACTAGAAATAGTTTCTTCCGCGTCTGATTCAAAATTCTCAACTAAAGCATCAATAAAAGATCTTTGTTCAAAGGACAGTTCATCATAACGATAAGGCATGCCCGCATCGTCCTTCATATAATACGCAACCAAATCATATATCTCTTCACTCGTCATCATATGGTTCTCCTATTTTGTTCCACTCTGCATAATGTAAAATACTCTTCGAAGGTCGCCTCATGTCCTTCCGTTCATTTGATGATATATAATAACACCATTTCTCCCAGCTGTCAACATTAAAATGCCATGGTACCTCTAAAAAAGTATCTTTATTTTTATCTAGTTCGATTATATCAAAAACATCCCCCAAAGAGAAGAATCTTCCAGAATACCTCTCATCTATTGGCAATTTCTTCATTTTGCCATCTTCCGGTAATGGTTTTATCCACTTGGTTGTTGCTTTCCTCCTAAAATTCTTTGTAAACTTCTTTATGTCAGCTGTTCTAAAAGTGAACCCAAGATATTCGCCATCTTTAATTGTTTTATCCTCATGAGATAGAAAGAACCCATTCTTATTCGTGATCTTCTGTCTGTGCTCCTTGAGGATCTGTGGAGGGTAAACACCATATGGAAAAGCCACATAACATCTCCCCGGCATCAACCATTTGCTTATACCCCCACTGATTTTGCAGGCTGCAATAGCACCATATAACACACTCCACGATAAACAATCCCGCTTATCCTTGTCTTTGACCGGAATCGGAACATAAAAGATCGGTATAGGCTTTCTGGATTTTCCCGGTTGTGGATCAGCATATCGATAAGACCAAACGGGGTCCTCAACCTTTTCTCCGAGTCGATACCTGATCAGGGGTTGAATATCATCATGACAAACAATCCATATGGTTTTACAACCTGCATATGCACATTCGACCACAGCCCTTTCAACAGCCAGATAGTTCTGCGCAATTGGCATTAGAGCATCGTGCCATGGCATCTTGAAATCGAGTTGTTGTCCAGAAACAGGAACTATACCAGCAAGATGAAAGTATTTATCTTCGTTATATTCTTGCACTCCTATTCTCGTATTGTTTCCAGCCCATCTTCTGTGTTAGCTTATACAAATAGTTCTCTCGATCCAACACATATTGATTTATTAGTTCTTCCGCAGAACTATACACAAACTCAATATCCTTGGTGTCCTGATAAAGATTTATTTGCAGAGACTCCACCTCTCTCCTTTCTGATTCTAGCTTTAAGGCATAATACTTGTATTTCGTCTTGTCGAGCATATCTCTGCCGTTCCTGTTACCTCTGATACCCAGTTCCTTCATCATCTTTGTAATCTTGAACACTGCAGAAGTGTCAGAGTAGTCATGTTGTTGAATCTGTTCCCGAAGCAGATAAGATACTGAAATTATGTCTCTCCTTGTTTTATGATGCCCATCCATTCTTTCAGAGGGATAAAAGAAAACCTCATTCACAAAATCTTCCTCATTTGTAAAATAATCATATGGATGGGCAGTACAGCTTCTGATATTTATCCAGTCATACACCTTATACACATCCTTATTTATTGCTTCCATGATTTCGGGCAAATTACGGATATTTTCATCGTCAAAGATGAAGGCTTTCTTGTATTCAAAAACAAACACATCTCTGGCAGTGACAGCCTCAATACGGCCATCGCCTAATTTAATCGATATAACTTTATCAGACAAGGGGGCCAGGCCGGCGAGGGAGAGATTGAATAACAAGTGTTTATACACGTCAACTTTTGATACCCCGAACTCCTTCTTTTCCTGTCGGGATTGCATCTCCTTGTTTTCTATTAATATGTGCAACGAAGAAAAATCCAATTCCGGTGGAAAGAACTCAAATCTAAAGGGGTGTTTTCGTTTGTTGTTTATAATCGTGTAGTTGTTCAAGTATGCGAAAATTATCGCATTCAATCCACTGCCGATCACCAAATTATCGACTTTGTAGAGCTTTTCTTTTTTCAAGTTCCTTCTCAAGGCGAAAAATAGTGTTCTTCGTCGCGACGTAAGAAAAACTTCCTCGCTTCATCTCCTTCAGTTTCCCCTTTCTTGATTCGATCACTCTCTTCAATTCGTTTTCATTCAATTCAGCAATCTTTTTACTAGGTGCTTTCGAAGGTGTCGTCACTCAATGACTCCCAACACGTAATTTTCTAAAACAAGATGAAAGGTTTGGTTATCATGAGTGATTTCGTTCAACATTGCAGCCTCGACAATAAGTGTGCTGCCCTGCGAACACTGAATGCTGCAATCGGGAGCACTTTCCAAAAGCATAACCGCAATGTGTTGGCTCTTTACTGGCCTATAATTGTCTGGCAATAAAACTGCCGACTTTTCCGATTCCTCTTCGTCTGGAATAAGTTCTACCAATAAATGTCTATTTCTCGGATCTAAAATCATACTACCTCCTTATAGTTCACAGTAATCGCCGTCACAGAATTTAGTTCCTACGCCGGCATCATTCGTTTTAATTCTTTGGATTGGAACAACCCCTTCCATCATCTCTTTGTATTCTTCCTCTGTAATTGGCTCATATGGTGCCTGAACATAGCCAGTCTCCTTGTATCTCAAAAACGAGACCGCTTTCAGGCGTGTTTCATACATTTCCAAAGCAGATTTAATATCCCTCGCTTCATCAGGCTGAAACGTGCAAGTAATGCTTACGGAATTGTCTGCCCAATAGTGCTGGTACTGAGCAGCGATTTCCAGTTGCTCCCAGATACTAACATCCTTCTTTCCTTTCTCAAAGAATGGCTCATGAATGGGGAACTCCACGACCTTTGTGTTTGGCGAGTATTCATCGTCTTCGATCTTGAAGCCGTGTTCTCCAATGGTCTTCAACAGATCGGAATCGGCCGAGAAGCGAATTCGACGAATGTAAAACTCTGCTTCTGGGAAGTGGATGCCTGGTGTTGATCCGTTGAGGAGCGAGACTGTCCCCGAAGGCTTGATACTCGTTGTTCGGACAGATCTGGGAACACACAGCCAATCTGAATATCCCTTGTCTAGCTTCTTTACCTCGTCATAGGCGTTATCGCACCAGTTATACAGTTCTCGACGGCCGTGCTTGTTAAATGCTTGGACAACACCTGACTGTGAGAGGCCGATACGACGGTTCTTCAACATAATCCCGTTTGTCTCTGGCCAGTGTGTATTGACGAGTGTGACCGTCTTTCCATACATATAGGCGATCTTAAGAGTTCGCAAGTAATCTTCGTAATCATCGTGCTTGGCTGGGAATGTCTCGACGAGGCAGCAGAGTTCAGCGTCTTCTAGTTGCTGCTCCACGCAAGGATTGAAGCCCGCGACATTTATGTCGTCATCTCTGTAACCATCCTTCATTCGGCCTCGGGTCTTGGCGTTGTTGAGCCAAATGTATCCCGGCTCTCCATTCTTTTGTGACTGTGCTGAGTGCCAAGTGTAATCCATCCCAACGTGAGCGTTGAAAGAGTTGTTGGAACCCCAGCGATGCGAATAGAGCTTCTTCTCGTCGTTCTTCATTGAGAGGTATTCCATATCATCGTGTGCTCCCAGTGCGAGAGCAGCAGATCGACGGACATTGCCAGCGACGACACATTTGCCGATAAGGTTTTCTGTATCGACAATTGTCGTCGAGTCGATCTCTTTATCGATCATGTTGTTGTATAATTCTGTTAGATCTTCGTGAAGTTGTTTTAGGGGGGCATGTCCAGAAGAGGTCCCCCCGAAGCCGTTGATTTTGGCGCCATATTCACGGATCTTACTGTAATCAAATGTTGGGACCTTCTGCCCAAAGAAAAACCCGTCCAAAAGGATTTGGACTGATTCACACCAACCTTCGCGATCGTCTGGAACGAAAAAGACCTCATCGGTCCATTCGGGCTCTTTTATTGAAATCTTTCCGGCCCCAAGAGTATCAAAGCCAACACCCACGCCAAGCATAAGAGCGTCCATGATCCAGCGAAATAAATAACCACCTTTGGTGTCGATTTCACGAGTCGATCTAAAAGAGCAATTAAATAAGCCCGCACCGGTCCTCTCCTCCACGAACTTGGTTCCCATCATCCACAGGCCCCGTCCTGGGGGAGTCCACTTGAGATTAAATAGTCTGTCATATGCTTCTTTCGCTGTTCGCTGTGCTTTTGTATCGTTCCACTCTAGGCCCAACGTATAGACGTGTTTCTTCTGGATTGTGAACATTCCTTCTATAACTCTGCGACAGGTCTGAAACCACTCTTCCGAGCCCTCTACACCTGGTTCAAACTCATCCAACCTTCTCGCATAGGTTCTCTTGTATGTGATATATCCAACTGGTCCCCATGGGACTTCCTCGTCTCTATATTGATCAATAAAGACCTCCGATAAGCGAAATCTTCTTACGTTCTGTTGATATGGATCATAACTCCTCATGTAGCATTACTCCCGTTATTTTTAGTCATATATTTAATGTATTTCTCTCTCAACAAATTCTTGTTCACGCCTGGTGCTGGTCCAGAAGCTTCTGCTAGGCTGGCCCTAGGCAAAACATCGATCTTTACGCAACTCGTATCCATAAAGATCGGGAATACGATGCCATCGGGACCGTTTCTGTTTTTCGCAATGAAAACACGGCCGCCGTTCTTTGTTTTGTCCATAATTGTCCTAGAAACTGAGAATATAAAATCAGCCACGAAACACTTGGAGAAGGCCTCTGAAATCGCATTCATTGTAATCACCTCGGCATCCAGGCCAGAGCGATTAGTTTGTGAAGCAGTCCAGACAGGACAAGAAAATTCATAGGCAAGTGTTCTTAGCTCTTCATAAATAGATTCGAGTTCAGTTCTTTTTTCCCTATAATTGGATGTTGGCTTTAATAAATCTGCATAATCAACAATAATCATGTCTATTTCGCCGCCGCGCTTTCGGATCTTTTCTAAATGGTTTCTCAAAGTTTTTACACTGGCAGTCTTCGTTGGATATTCCTTGATGACTAGTGTACCATCAATGTCCTTGATCTTTTCATAGATTTCGTCTTTTTTGGCAATTAAATCGTTGAGTTCGAACCCTGTGATGCAGCTGTCATATCGGCCGGCAACAACCGTGTCTAACAGTTCCAACGTATAATGAACAACATTGTGACCCTTCTGAAGGGCGTGTGAACCGATGTGTGTAAGAACCATTGACTTGCCGGCGCCTGTCGGGGCAATCACAACACCGAGTTCGCCCTTACCCAAACCTTGCTTTGAGATCTTGTCAATCTCGTCCCACCCAGTCGCAATCGGGTTTCTCGCTCTGACTTTGAATCGCTCTTCGAAATCTGCAATCCATTCGTAGCCCTGCTCGTTGTCTGAGCCAAGTCTCAGGGCATTATTGATTACCGAACTGATTTCGTCAAAGGATGATTGTTGAAGAAGGCTGATAGATTTTACCATCGCCTCTTTTAGCTTCTGTTTGCGGCAGAAGTCCAGTGCCGTATCTTTGATGTATTCATCACCATCAACTTCGCTCTTGTTGATACGAATAATGTAATCTTTAATCTGTTTCTTTAAGATCTCATTCTCATCGTCAAACTCTGTTTTGAAGATTGTGACGAGATTGGGGTATGATGGATGTGTCTTGTATTTTTGTTTGTACTCGAAGATCTTTCGAACCAGGGCCCGAAGATACTTGAACTCTAAGAATTCTATATCTAACACCTCTTCGATCTGATCGGCAAAGATCCTCTGTTCAACAATAAGCTGTACTAAGCTTTCTTGGAACGATTTGCCGAATTTTGAAAAGGTCAAATCACCTTGATTTGTTAACAATGCTTTCTCCCATATGAAAAGTAATTATACCCTATCTACCTTTTATTTTCAAGAGAAATCCGTTTAAAATTCTGAAATAGTGAATCCCAATTATAAGCACCAAAGCCATCCTCCATCATCATCTTCATTATTTCAGTTTTATTGAAATGATATTCTGCTTCATCAATATTGTACTTGACCTTTCTCTTTCCTTGCGCAGAAAGGAGGGGAGAGTAAAGTTGCATGATCTTGTAATTTTGTTCGATTAGTTCTTGGCCGTCGATGATACTCTGATAGATCTTCAACTTTGAGTCTACATTCTCGCAGTGATCGATAATATCCTGGATCATATATGACTTCTCCTCGGCCAAAAAGGGAAATCGCTTTTTAACTGTTGCGAGGCCTACCGACTTGATGCCTGGTAGGTTGTCGCTGACATCTCCGACCATTGCCCTTGCGAGGGCGAAGTTATTCGGGTGAATGCCAAACTTCTCAACGATGTCTTTTCTGTTAAGCGTCTCTTTTTGTGTCGGCCTGTGAAGTACCGTGTTTCCATCCAAAACCTGAAAGAAATCCTTGTCGTTTGATACGATCACTCTTTGGTTGTCTGCGACACTGGTTTGACGGCAGACAAAGCTGACAAGGTCGTCTGCTTCCACACTGTCAACAACAAGCTGAATAACAGGCATCTCGTTGAAATACTCCATCAAGCGAGTTTGCTGCCAAATCTTGTTTGCGATCTCTTCGTTCTCGGAAAGATTGCGAAAGGAACGATTGAGGCGAATGGGCTTTCTGCCTGC